CAAATGTTGGCAGAAGACCGCACCATTTGGCCGAATAATAAGATTATTGGCCTTTCCTCGGCGTCCTACAAATTCGAGTATCTCTACAAGCTCTATCAGCAGTATGAAAACTTGATTATGCACCCTGAAAAGGATGAAATTGCCCATCGCGTCATTATGCACTTGAGCTACGACTGTGCTCCGACACAGTTGTATGACCAATCCCTTATTAATCAAGCGAAAGCGACAATGAGCCAATCTCAGTTTGATCGAGAGTTTGGCGCAATCTTCACAGACGATTCCAGCGGCTACTTCAAGGTCAGTAAAATGGCTGCTTGCACTATTGCAGACGGTCATGGTCAATGCGTGGAAGTGGCTGGCGAGCCGAATGATGAATACATCCTGTCGTTTGACCCTTCGTGGTCGGAAAGTGAGAGTTCTGACGACTTCGGTATGCACGTTATCAAACTGAACAAGGAAAAGCGGACGGGAACCGTGGTTCACAGCTATGCAATTTCTGGAACACGCCTGAAAGACCATATTTTCTACTTCCACTATCTCTTGACCCATTTCAACATCGTCGGCATCGTGGGTGACTACAACGGCGGCGTTGTGTTCTTGAACGCCTGCAACGAAAGTGAACTCTTCAAAAGTTCCAATCTCAAGATTGAATGCTTTGACGCCGACTTTGACAACACACAGGAATACGAAAAAGCTATCCGCGAAGCCCGCAACCAATACAATCTGACCGCCAAGAAGATTTGCCATCTTCGTATCCCATCTTCTCAGTGGATTCGTTCGGCTAATGAGCTTTTACAGTCTGCCTTTGATCACAAGAAGATATGGTTCGCTGGTAGCGCCATGAACGACGACTACCAACGCCAAAGAAGCAAAAACATCCCAATTGAACAATTGAAGTTCTTGAGGAACGCTGATTCGGACGAGAAAAATAGCGCTGCGAAGATGATTGATTTCGTTGAGCATCAAACGGATATGATCTCTTTGACGAAAGCTGAATGCGCCCTCATTCAAGTCTCCACTTCCTCCCAAGGAACGCAGACTTTCGATCTACCGTCCAATCTCAAGCGTCAAACTGGCGCGGACAAAGCTCGTCGTGACTCCTACTCTGCTTTAGTCTTAGGTAATTGGATGGTGCAGACCTATTTTGACATGATGGCAGCGCCCGTTGACAATACGCAAGCTACCTTCAAGCCGTTTTTTGTTTAAAGTCACTTTAAAAGTGGGAATTGGGAGATTCGCGTGTAATATTTAGCGATGCCCCGCGCCTACAACAAGAAATCTCAGTATTGGACGAAGTTCAATAAGCAGTCTTCCCCCATTTCTCACCAGGTGCGGATTCCCATGTCTGTGCCAGTCTTCTCCCCTTCATTCGCGGGCGAGCCGTTTTATACTTCTGACGCCTCTTACTCGCAAGTCTCCAAAGGCTCTCGGACTCAGGATGCCGAAGCGGAAAAAAGCGGACATCGCCAGAACCGTGCGGCAACTGGCCCCCTCATGGACGCCTATAGCAGCATTCGCGCTGGTATGCTTCCTTACAGCTTTTCCAGCGACGGCGTTTACATTCGTGACGCCATCGAACTGTGTCAGAAAGCATACGCCAACGTGCCGATTTTCCGCAACGCGATTGATTTGATGGCGGAACTCTCCAACGGAGATATTTATTTGGAAGGTGGGACTGAAAAATCCAGAGACTTCTTTTATCGCTGGATGCGCAAGATTCGCGCTTGGGACTTGAAAGACCAGTTCTTCCGCGAATACTACCGTGGCGGCAACATCTTCCTGTATCGAATGGACGGGAAGTTCAATATCGAAGACTTTAAGCAACTGTCCACTATGTATGCAGATACGAAGGAGGGATTGGAGAACAAAATCCCACTCAAATACGTTCTGCTGAACCCTTATGACATGGTGGCGAAGCCATCAACCACTTACGAAGCCGCCAACTATGAGAAAATGCTGTCGGCGTATGACTTGCAGAGGCTACAAAACCCGCAGTCCGAAGACGACAAAGAGCTTCTCAAAAGCTTTTCGGCGGACGAGCAGAGACAGATCAAAAATGGCACCTACACGAAAAATGGCCTCCAAATCAAACTTGATGCGAGCCGACTTCACTTCGCATTTTACAAGAAACAAGACTATGAACCGTTCGCTATCCCTTTTGGCTTCCCTGTGCTTCGCGACATCAACGCCAAGCTTGAACTCAAGAAAATGGATCAAGCAATTACGCGAACCGTTGAGAATGTCATTCTACTTATCACAATGGGCGCACCCCCCGACAAAGGGGGAATCAATCACGCAAACCTCACAGCCATGCAGAACCTCTTCCAGAACGAATCTGTGGGAAGAGTTCTCGTTTCAGACTACACAACAAAAGCTGACTTTGTTATTCCAGACCTTAACAAAGTCCTTGGGCCAAGCAAGTATGAAACCCTGAATAAGGACATCGAACAAGGTCTGCAAAACATCTTCTTTGGCGAAGACAAGTATGGCAACACCGCCACGAAGATTGACATGTTTGTTGACCGTCTCAAGGAAAGCCGCCAAGCCTTCCTTAACGAATTCCTGCAACCCGAAATCAAGCGAATCTCCAAAGCGCTTGGCTTCCGCTCGTATCCAGAAGCCCGCTTCAAGGAAATTGACTTCAAGGACAACACTGAACTTCTGCGCGTGACTACGCGCCTGATGGAACTCGGCGTTGTGACCCCTCAACAAGGATTGACGGTGTTCAACACTGGCAGATTCCCACAAGCGGAGGAAATCGCCCCTGCGCAACAGTCCTTTGTGGGAGAGCGCGAAAAGGGATTCTACAACCCCCTTGTTGGCGGCGTGCCTAGTATTGCTGACCCGAATGTCGAAGCTGGTAATCAAAACATCAACCAAACTCCGAAATCTGCTGGTCGTCCGAAAGGCTCTACCTCCGAAGCCACCTTCTCACGCAAGAACATCCAGCAAATCATTTACGCTCTTGAAGCTTTTGAAGCTAGTGCTAAGACAAAGATGAAGACAAGTTTGGGCGTCAAGAGGTTGAACAAACAGCAAAACTCAGCTATGGAAGAGTTGTGCCACAAGATTGTCATGGCTCATAATAAAAATGATTGGGACAACAAGGTGGATGAATGTGTAAAAGACTACAATGCAATTGAGTCGTTAGGGTTGCTGGATGAAGTTTCAGAACTTGCCGCGCAACACAAACTCGATTGCTACGCCGCCGCCATTCTCCATCACAGCCGCTCCAATGAAGATTCCTGAGTTCAAATACACGACACGCTTTGATGTAGGTCTTCGTTCTTGTCCAGTTGGGGGTGACAATAACGCTTACATTTCTCAGGCGTCCATTCAAAACCTGTGGCAACTACTTCCGAGCCAGCACATTGACTTGGGAAAAAACATTGACTTGATGGGCGTGGCATTTGATGCCGCAATCGTGAATCAGTTCAATCGAAATGACGACGGCATGGACTCCATTACCGCGTCTCAAGTCGCTCCATACTTCATTCACAAACCAACGAATATCGAGCACGACAAGAAGAAGATTGTGGGGCATATTGTCACTGCTGGTTTCACCACAATGGACAATCACTTCCCCATGTCCAAAGAAGAACTCTTGGACACAAAGGATTTAGTGCATCTGTCCTTGGGCGCTGTGGTCTATCGCTTGGTTGACCCGAAGTTCACCGACCTTCTTCTCAAAGCTACTACCGAAGGTAATCCACTCTTCAACACTGTCTGTGCAAGTTGGGAACTTGGCTTCAATGATTTCGTGATTGCTGTGGGCAGTCAAAACGTCAAAGAAGCAGAGATTATCACCAACCCCAAACAGATCGAAGAACTGCGCAAAAAGCTAAAAGCGTATGGCGGTAATGGCAAGATGGATGATGGAACGCGCATCTATCGTTTGGTGAAGGGTGAAGTGTTTCCGCAGGGTATTGGATTCACTGGCGACCCCGCTGCGAACGTGCGCGGAGTTCTGCTTGATGAGGGAGATAGAATCGAAAAGATGAAGGTTCAAGATTCACGCGATGCGAAAGTATTTTCGATGTATTCAAAAATTATTTCCCAATTTAAATCACAAGATGTAAACAATACAAAATCTATGGATTTAGAAAAATTCCTTTCCGAACTCAAAGACTGCCTTCAAGAGAAGAAGTTCTCGCAAGAAGCAATCGCCAGCATGACAGACACCTTCGCAGATGCCATCCGTCAGAAAGACGATGAGTTTCGTGCGGCTAAGGCCGAGAAGGATGCTTCTGAAACCCGCACCAAAGAACTTTTGGCTTCCGTTGACCAACTCAAGCAAGAACTGTCCGATACGAAAGTCAAGCTTCAAAGTATCGAAGCGACTCAGGAAGCCGAGCGCGTCCTTGCCCGCTTCAACGAGCGCATGGAGCAGATTGATTCGGTCTATGCTCTCGAAGACGAAGATCGCAAAGTGATTGCTGACGAACTCAAGTCCGTTACCACCGACGAAGCTTTTGCCTCTTATCAAGGTAAGCTCGCCATCGTGCTCAAGCATAAGAACAAGGAGCATATTGCCCGCGTTCTGCAAGAAAGCGAAGCAAAGATCAACGCAGAAGTCGAGAAGCGCGTTGCCGCCCTCTCTACTGCCTCTACCTCTACCGCTTCCACCAAGACCGAAGCTGAGTTGACCGAAGAAGCCCTCGCGAAAGCTAAGGTCGAAGGCACTGCCCCTCCGAACAACAACGGTCAATCTGGTCAAGAGGGCGAAACCTTCAAGACCAAATTCGCCAAAGCCTTCTCCCGCGAGAACGTGCTTGTCCAGTAACGTCCACTAACCCAATCTCCACTCAACAACAATATGGCTACCAGACTCCTCCCATTCCGTCAATACGACGACAACGATGTCGTGAACATGTTCGCTCTTGCTGACGCAAGCGTGAATGATAACGTCACTGGCGTTGGCGAAGGTGACGCAGGCGTGTTCGTTAAGATCAGCGCTGGCAACCTCGACCTCGACCCCGTGGTCTATGGCACGAACTCCTACCTCGGCAAAACCGACTATCCGTTCGTGGGTGGCAACAGCTATCCTTCCGTCAGCCTCAAGGTGACTCCCGCTGCTTCTGGCGACACCGCCAACTGCCTCGGCCTCACCCTCCGTCAAACCGCCAAGTATGACGAAAACGGCGAGAAGCTGCTCTACTACCGCCAGAAGGCGGAAGAACTCATGTGCGTCCTTCCTGGTCAGGCCGTCCCTGTCGCCACAAGGGGTATCTTCTCCCTTGGCGCGAACGGCATTGATGGCACCCTGACCGTCGGCAGCGGCTTCAAGCTCTCTGCAAACGCTGGTAAGATCACGGGCTGCGCCCACTCTGACGCTGGCAAACTCGGTATGGTGATCGGCACGGGTTCCCGCACTTCCCAAGGCGTGACCGACGCCTTCGCTGGTAACTTCGCCGTCATCGGCCTGCGCATGTAATTTCAACCCCAAGGAGCATCCAACAATCAACATGAAAATCTCTCTCAAAAGAACCCCCGAACAGGTCGAACTGATCAAGGCTATG